AAGATCTGTAAATCGCAAAAGGCCAAGAGAAGTGCCTGATGCAATGCCAGAAGCGGCAGAACCGTTGTAGCAAATGTCAACAAAAGCATCGTTGAACAACGTGCTTCCTTGAACCTGCAGGCGAGCAACGCTACCGCCACTAGACGTGCCAACTAACAGGCGGCCGGAGCTGTCGATGCGGGCGCGTTCGGTGGCGTCTACAAACCACGCATGTCCTAAGTATCCACGATATTCCAGGTAAGTATTTACCGTACCACCTGCGCTAATCCTGATTGAATCAGAGTTGAGCGTGCCAACTTCGTATCGAATTGTCGAAGCACTTGCGGATGGCTTGACATCAAAAATGCTGCCAGGGCTCGTAGTGCCAATCCCTACGTTGCCTGCAGCGGTGATACGCATCCGTTCGCTTGCCGTATCATTACCATTAGTGGCAAAGCGCAGCGCATTGCTTGGATCAGTGCCAAAGATTGCTCCTCCGGAAGCAGTGCGAACATACAGCGAACTATTAACGTTGTCTGACAAGGCTAAAGCGATACCACCAGAACTGCCTACTGCTGCAATCGCTCCTGCTGTTGGAGGATTGCTTCCAACAGTTAACGTGCTGCTAGGGCTAGTAGTGCCAATCCCTACGTTGCCAGCGCTATTAATGCGCATCCTTTCGGTCGGTGATGATGCGCTGTCTGCTGTAGTGCTGAAAACGAGGCGGCCGGGGAAATCACCCGCCGAGGTGGTTGCGTCTGCATCACAACGGATCTGAGCAAATTGCCCAGCGCCAGTATCCGTGAAGTTGATTGTGCCAATATCTGAGCCGGCGCTCAATCCAGTAGCGGCGCCGCCATAGCCGATTGAAAAGTACCCGCCAAATGCGTTTGCGCTATTACCCTGAACAGCTAACTTGCTGTATTGAGAAGATGAACCGGTAAGGGCAGTAGACGTGCCAACTAACAGGCGGCCGGAGCTGTCGATGCGGGCGCGTTCGGTTCCGTAATCAGTATCAGAGGAGCCAGGCCCGAACCGTGTATAAAAACCAATACTGCCGCCATTGTCGTCTGTAGTGCTAAAAACTCGAAGCTGTCGATTAGTGGAATCAAATGCAAGACCTTGGCGATAACTATTATCAAAGACACTTGCAACACGAGAAGTTCCCCAACCAACTTGCATATTTCCATTTATATGCAACAATTCGGTAGGGCTCGCAGTACCAATCCCTACGCGGCCTGCGCTATCAATCCTCATCCTCTCCGTCGGAGAAGACGCCCCATCAGCCGTGGTACTGAAGACCAGCCTGCCCGGCATGTCGTCAGCGCCGGGGGTGCCGTCTACAAAGGCTGAAATTGCGGCCCCACTAACCAATTCAGTGCCATCTGCACCCTGGAAAGCCAGTTGACCAATAATATCGCCGGACTGAAGAGCTGTGTAACTATTAACTGCCGTACCGCGAGAAGCGCCAAGAGTTACATAAGCACCTACGCCGTCGGATGAGTTGGTGACAAAACTGGCAACTTGATAACCGATTGCGCCAGAAGCACCAACTCGCTCAACCTGAAAAGTGGTTGCATTATTGGAGGAGTTGAAGAACTTGTCACGCGCACTAGACGTCCCCACTAACAGGCGGCCGGAGCTGTCGATGCGGGCGCGTTCAGCCGAAGCGATATTATCAAATATCCTTAAACCGCCGCTAACGTCAGCTCCAGTTTGAATTGTGTACTTGCCATTTGTGGTAGCATCAAGCCGAATCGCAGCGTTACTTCCTGCTGATGTCGATGACGTTGATACCCTTAAACGAACATCACCAGTGCTAGAGACATGTAGAATATCACCAGCGTCAAACGAGGTAGTGCCAATCCCTACGCGGCCTGAGGAGTCAATACGCAATCTCTCAGTGTAAGTATCAACAGCGCTTCGAGTAAAGAAAGCGTGTTGATTGCCAATTCCAGCGGCGTTAGGCGATGTATGCCCGTTCGCGTAATACCCAATGCCTCCGCCAAAATCATCAGTTGCTGGAGGCCCCCCGAGCAACTTGATTACGGAGCCAGCAAGTGCGTCTGTTGGTGTCGTTGCTGACTCACTTGTAAGCCCAGCGCCCGACGTAATTGTTAAATTATAAGCACCAACAGGGACTGCACTTTTCTGGATAATTGCGTTGGCTAAGCTAGACGATCCAATGCTGATAATTCCCCTAACATCCAACAAAGTACCTGGGCTCGCAGTGCCCACCCCTACGTTGCCCGAGGAGTCGATAACAAGTCTGCTAGCGTTAGCAGTTGCGTCGTAAATGTAAAAGGAATTAGCGAGCGATGCCGCCGAGCTGCCGCCGACTCCTATGTGATAGTTTTTGCCGGAGGTGCCAGTATTTCGAAGTTGGAGAATGGAATAACTGCTTGCATTGGTTGCTGTTAAGCCTGCAAAAACAGGGTCTGTTGTAGTACCAACAACCTCAAAATTGACGCTGGGGCTTGTAGTGCCCACCCCTACGTTGCCTGCGGAGTTAACAAATAACCGCCCAGTGCCACTAGTTGAGATAGCTACCGTGTTTGCCGCAGATGAATATATACCAGTATCTGCATCTCCCACAAAACTAATTGATGGATTTGCTGCTGTGCCAGAAGCGAAGACACCTGAAGTAAGAGTATAAGTTCCGCCGCTAATAGTTGTGAATGTACCAGAAACAGCAGTTAAATTACCAAATTGCCCAACAGAACCGGTTACGGTAGCGCCAGAAACCGTTGTGCCACCACGAATTATATTACCTGAAACTGTTCCCGTAACAGTCAGGTTACCTGAGGTAGATGCAACAATTCCAGAAACGGTAATTGTTTGGTCAACTCCACCATTAGTGAAGATAATGTTATCAACTTTTAAAGTACCGTACGGCATGATCTCTGTTACTTTTTCTTTATTTTAACTGAAAGAATTAAGGAAGAATAGTAATCGTTCCTCTAATAACTAATCCTGCATCCCCCGAAATCAAACCGGAAGAAGTAAGAGCAGGTGTCGATCCAGACGGTGCAGTAAATACTCCACTAACACCGATAATTGTTGACGCATTAATCGTATTACCGGTTATTGTTTGTCCCGATATCTGAGTGGTGAATACACCTGAGACACCCGTAAGCGTCGTGAACCGCCCGATATTACCGGTAACAGTTGCTCCACTTAATTGGATAAAGTTTCCAGATGTGAAGTTTGTAGTTGTACCAGTGACCGTCACTCCACTTAACGTGCCACTGACGTTGACTCCAGACGTAAAGAAACCAGAACCAAGAACAGAAAGGTTTCCTGATACAGTTAAATTATTTTGAACGATATGCCCACTGGTGACTAAGGTAGCAAACGTACCAGTTGTTGCATTAACCGCATTACCGGTGATGGTTGCACCAGAAATTTGAGATGTGAAAACACCAGAAATTCCGGTAATTGTTGAGACTCGAGCCGTATTACCAGTAATAACGGACCCTGACACTTGTGAAGTAAATACTCCACTAACTCCAGTTACATTCGAAAAGAGTCCAGTGTTTCCAGTAACTGTTGCACCCGAAACGCGATCAGTAAAGACCCCGCTAACACCAGTAATATTCGCAAATCTTCCGGTGTTTCCTGTAATTACAGCACCTGACAGTTGCGAAGTAAAAACCCCAGACGCGCCTGTGACAGTCGTGAAGTTAGCCGTATTTCCCGTAACGGATGCACCAGAGATTTGACCAGTAAAAACACCTGATTGGAAATTAGCAGTTGTCCCTGTAATCGTTGAACCAGTTAGAGTTCCTGTTACAGTTACACCAGAGGAAAAGAAAGAGTTTCCTAATTCCCTGAACGTACCACTGACCGTTAAATTTCCTTGGGTAGTATGACCGCTGGCTGTAAGGTTTTGAAAGGTTGCATTTGTAGCATTGACGGTGGTGCCAGTAATGGTTGTACCGCTGAGGGTACCGCTGACATTCAAGTTGTTCTCAATGAAAACGCCACTGAAGTTGGCAACTCCAGTCGATGTGATGGCATTAAAAGTTGCTTGGCCTGTGACCGTAAATGTACTGTTAACTAGCAGAGGACCAGCCATGGTCCCACCGCTGAGAGTTAAGTATTTTGTATTGAGGTAGTTACTAAATTCGTTTAAGGTAATTTTCTTATTTTTTAACGTCGGGTCAACTTCAAAAACGCGAACAAGAGTCAGTAGATCTTGCTCTGACAAGATCGCGCCTTGAATTGAAGGCAGTTCTGTAATCCTTCTATTGGCCACCTATATTAAAAACAAAGCCTATGTAATTGATTATAGGTGGCCCTAGTTCGAAAGATTCTATTTCACTTGAATTTCAATGCGAGGCAAATTCTGAGAAGCGAACCCCCAGATCCACTGCGTTCCAGTAACCGCACCAATTGACAGGGCAAAAACCACAATGAGTTCTGCAACTGTCAGATTGCGCCTTACGTAGACAACCTTGGGTTGTTCAAAGGGGGAAACTACCGGTCCCTTGACTGGTTCCGAAATTTGATACACCTTCTTCTCTTGTGGTTGCTGTTGTTGTGCCATGTATTGAGCTACGGCAAGCTCTCTGGCTTGTCGCTTCATCTGCTCCAGGACTTCAGGCGTAATTTGTCCGGGAAGCGGTTGATTTATTTGAGGAGGGATACTGGAAGGAATTTGGTCTTCCATAAAGCATGCAAAAGATTTACAAAAAGACTAGCATCTAAATAGATTGATTGTTGCAATGAATTACGGATTGCGAAAAGGACTAGAGGACATTGCTTTTGAACTGAAAGGAATCAGAAATGTTCTTGCAACCATGTGGCATTCTCGTTACAACGACGGCGAGACCGACATGATCAATCCAGAGGTTTACGCTGATGAGTACATCTCAACAGAAGAATGCGCTAAACGCCTGGGGGTATCCGATCAGACGATCAGAAATTGGATTCTCTCAGGTAAGAAAAGGCCGGAAAGCGGTTGGATCTACGGAATTCATTACATTAATATCAGTCCCGTCGGCGGAAACAAACAGATTATTCGTATCCCGTGGAACCATTTGATCCAGAGTTTTACCAGAGATACCAAGCCAAGCTACAGGAGTTTTGTCGAAAGAAATGTGGTTAAATACTCGTCAGAAATGAGGGACTCAAAGGACTCTTACATTCCAAACCCATCCGTTCCGAAGACTCCTGATTTTGATGACCCGGAGATTACCGAGGAGTTGCGATGACTCATCGATTTGACGGCTGGTCCATAAGCGATGTAACATTAGAGAATTTTCCAGAAATTCTCCCCAAGTCACTTTGCCTTCAAATTGAAATTTTCTTACCTCCATCAGGATCTTTCGATACCCCAACCCTGCGTCGATACTTGGAAAACTTAAAAAATTATGAAGAAGAGGATCCGACTTTTGCAATGACATTGGCGAATAGATTACGTGTTGCGTTCCAAGATATGGAGCCAGATACGATCTGTGGTAAATTCCCCAATGCCGATCTGCCTTTGAAACGTAGACTCCGTTGCGTTGCTGAGTATTTAATCAGGGCCGGAGAATTTGATAAATTGCGCGATGAGAATGGTAAGCTCATTAAGAAAAGAGGAGTTCTCGGCAAACTTGTCGTTATCTACCAACCGTTAGTTAAGATGCGTGAAACTCTAGTTCGTCAGGGATTGGTGAAAAAATGAGCCGTCGTGAAAAATTAATTGCTTCTGTCATTGGCCCTGAGCTTGACCAAGAGAAAGCCAAGATGCTTGACACAACTCTCAAGTTGATTCTTGGGGACATGGGCCAAATGTTTTCTAAATTCTGGGAAGCAGAAGGTCCGGGCGTCATGTGCTTTCAGCCTGAGCAAGTTGAAAAATCAATGTTTTATCTGACATTGAAAGAGCTTCACGCTGCACAAGAAGAGTGCGAACGAGAAGACAATGGTGATCTTGCTGAAACTTTTAGGCGTGTTCTGCAGGCTGCACAAAAGATTGACCCGCAAGAAAGCGCTGGCTACCTTTTAAACGATAAGGCGGGCATTCGTTTTGTCGCTATTGATTACAATAAAGTTTCTGAAGACTGATGCCTGCTTTTGTTGGCAACAAAAAAGTTGAAGACTACGAGTGGATCAGTAATAAGAACATGATCGACTCCGCTCATCTTGTTATGGGCGGCATTGATCTTGATCCGGCAAGCTCTGATAAAGCTAATGAATTTGTCAATGCCAAAAAATATTACACACCTGTCGATGACGGTTTGAATGAGATGGAATGGTTTGGAAACGTTTATGTATTTCCGCCACGCCATTCATACTTCTGGCACCATGGTTCCCAGCGTTGGAAGATGACCAGGGGATTGTCTCCTACTTTGACTTCTAGCTATGCACTCTGGTGGAAGACATTAAAAAGAAAGTGGGTCAGTCGAGAAATTGAGCAAGGTATTTACTTTGCCAATGCACCTGACATGTTTATGTACTGCCAGGATATTTTTGATCATCCTGTGTGCGTATTTAGAACAAGGCCAATACTTCAACAGCACTTTTTCAATGATGGAACCATGAAGAGTCGTAACACTTGTGTTTCATTTGCCGTGTTTCTGCAACCGAGTAAAAATGTAGCCGACGCCACGCAACATTTTGTTGACGTTTATGGCGAAATGGGTCGCATTATTGTCTGAAGTAGCTAGGATCTAAAAGCTTTAGTTGAGTTTATGAGCATTCTGTCGGACCGCGAAATCAAAGAACTTTCGATTGAAAAGGGCATGATCCAGCCGTTCCAGGATCGTCTCATTAACGAAAGCAATGGACGTAAGTTGTTGAGCTATGGCCTTAGCTCTTACGGCTATGATATTCGTCTGTCTCCTCAACAATGCTTAATCTTTGGGCGCACACAGTCTGGTGATTGTGATCCTAAAGATTTTGATCAAGGTATTCTGCGTCCTGCAGAATTGTTGGAAGATGAGAAGGGACAGTATTTCCTCTTGCCTCCCTTCGGTTACTGCCTTGGTGTTGCAGAAGAGTATTTAAATCTTCCCAAGGATGTTACTGTTGTTGCCGTTGGTAAAAGTACATATGCCCGATCGGGAATTTTGGTGAACATTACACCAGCCGAAGCATGTTGGTCGGGACACCTAACGCTTGAGATTAGTAATTGCACTGGTCTCTTCAATCGTATCTACGCAAATGAAGGGATTTGCCAGTTGCTCTTCTTCCGTGGCAAGGAATGCGAAGTGGATTACCACATGCGCAAGGGCAAGTACCAAAGTCAACCAAAGGAAGTGGTCTTCAGTCAGGTTTAATTAGAAACCTCTAAAGGTACCAGAGAAAGGTTGGGGCTTACGTGCGTAACCAACGCCTCCTGTAGGCCCCATCTCGTCACCTTGACTAGGTAGTACCACACCATTCAAGTTGGCCTCGTTCCGGGGCGTACGGCCCCTGATCTGTGGCTCATCAATAGAAGCCCTTTGCTTGTACGCACCAGCGGTCTTGGCTGCTGCCATGTATCTATTTACACGTTCTTGTTGTCCTGCATTACGGACATCAACTTTATCCGCAATCTCTCGTTCTGTTTCATCCAGGCGTCTGACGTCTGTGTCATATGCCTGCCCTGGATTCAGATCTGAGGTCTCAGCACCGGACGTACCAGAGAGCTGCCGAGGGTCGTAAGTGGGGTCGAAAAATCTTGCCATGATATTATTTTAGATGAAGGAATTCTGGTTAAAAAATAATGATGCATGCAGCGATGACACCTGATGCATTCTTAAATCAATTTGTTATCAACGATGAAGTAATCAATCGTTGTATTAGTGAGTCTGATTTTGATCAGCCTCTGGACAACGAAAAGCACGACGTTCCTCTCCAGGACATGTACAATAGAGGTTTAGTGTTGACGCAACAAGGGCGTGAACGCACTAACCTGCAACTTGAAGGAGGAGAACGATGCGGAATGACGGGTTATATTCCGAGTGCGGAACAGGGACTGCAGATGGGAGCGTCACCCAAACCCAAGGCGTTAGTGCTGGCCCTGGGGGAACCGAACGAGGAGGAGAAAGAAATGTCGATGAAGCGCCGTGGTTTAATCCGGTAGATGAGTGCAAGGACGGCTTCTGTCCGATGCCAGCACCAAAGCTGGTTGTTACCAAACCAGCGGTCGACATGGTGAACCATCCACCCCACTATGTCAACGATAGAAAGACAATTGAAACAATCGATAAGATTGAGGATGCAGTTCAGTTTGCACCTGATGCAGTTCTTGGTGGCCTCCAGTGGCAAGTGATTAAATACATTGACAGGATGTGGGATAAAGAAGATCCCAAGAAAGATGCGAAGAAAGCAATGTGGTATTTAAATCGCCTTATTCAAAAGTTAGAAGACTGAAAACTCGCGGTCGTCATCGTCGTCATCTTCTTCTTCATCCCCCTGGCACATCATTGCCAACTCAACTAACTCAAGCTGGGTGGGATGATCAAATTCAATTTCAATATTTTCGTCCGCAAGCAGGTCTTTGATTGCTGCCCACTCAATTAAGCGGCGCTGGTACAGATTGAGCAGAGCTGTATATAAGCCGTCCCAAGTCATTTCTTGGGCCTCCAGCTCTGCTTTACGCATTGCGAATTGCAGTTGAAGCGGGAGTTCTAATTCGCGGGGACGAACTGCGTCTTCCATTTCTGTATGTCAATCTGAAAATATTCTAATCCCAAGAGATGGAGATTGAATCGTTTTCTTCATAGTCTGAGTCCAGCTCGAAACAAGATTCCTGTTCAAAGCTGTTGACAAAGTCAGCCAACACATAAGGGTTTGTACTGGCCTCCAGAAATTGGATTGCTTGTATTTGATTCGGCTTTGCGGAATAGTTCCTAAATGCGTCAAGAAGAATTTCTCCCCTTTTATCAATTGGTGTCTTCACTTCAGACAAGAAAAGGTTGGATTCTTCCCTGCGGCGATCAACCAAGCCACCGATGACCTTGTAGTAAGAGTCAAAGATCCAATGTGTAATTTCTTCTGCAGCACCACCCCAGTATTCATTCTCAACAGCATCAATAATTTCGCTGTACAAAAAAGGTTCCCAACCAATTGAGTGGATAAACGAAAGCAGAGCTTCTCGCATGGAGCCATCCAAGCCAAGGTTAAGCCGCGTTAACTCATCGTCAATAAGTTCAATTTCGTGGAACAAATACTCCAGGGCTTTGTGTTGTGTGCATCGATGCCCTTGTTTTACAGGGGAACCGTCTGGGTAGTATTGAGTTCCATAACCAATCGTATAGGGAGCACCACCAGTACTGGGATCCGGGTAAGCCTTTTCGCTGTACCCTTCATACTTTTTGATTATGTTAATCGCACGCCGAAAGTCGGCCATGGAAAGTACAGCAATTACTTTCCATAATAGTGTTAATTAAATTAAAGTGTTAACCTTTACCCTGACCCCTAGACTTTTTACGTCCATGAGAAGGCTTGGAATTCTGCCCTTGACCTTGTCTTGTCAGCTTG